AGAACAAAAAAATGAAGCGACTTTTTTGTTTGTTCATAATGGGAGTGTTGGCCTCCCAAAACTCATTTGCGAATGAGAGCCAATTACCTCAAATAAAAGAACCATTTAATCTTAGTTATACTGATTTTGATTCTAATGTGCGTCAAGAAAATAATTTGATAGGCGATGTAATTGTTAGATTCATAATAGATGAACATGGTAAAGTTATACAACCTGAAATAATTGATACCTTTAATCTAGTTTTGAATGATGTTATTATTGACAAGGTAAAACAAATGAAGTTTTCACCACCACTTCAAAATGGCAGACCTGTTAAAGTTAGATACAAACTACCAATTGTATTCAAGTGAAACATACATGGATAATGGCCAGTTTAATACTGGCCATGTCCTGTTCGGAAGAACCAGTTGAGGAGATACCTCCCGAACCAGTTATACTTACAGAAAGTACATCCGTGTGCCATTGTTACGATAGTGCCGTGAGTATTTATACAGCATTATTGTTGGAAAATAAATTGGAATATAGACAGGCATTTTGGAAGTTAAGAGAAGAGTGTTTAACTCAATTTGGTACACAACTATACATTCCATCAGCGTGTAACAATCCAGATTACTTACAGTTATTAGCAGACTCACTACGAGATGCGGGTATTGATATTAATGAGGGTATAAACCAACCATAAAAATAAATTACATTTTGAGAAAACTTCTTTATATATATTAATATATGAAGATTTCAAAGCGGCTCCAATTTTTAGTATCCACCTACTACCATACTTAAAAAAACGGAGTCGCTTTTTTTTGCAAAATAGCAAAATAAAATCACTTTTAATCAATCAAGGTTATATTTATTATTGTATCGTTAAATGATACCAATTAATAATGACAATTAAACATAAAACAATAGGAGTTAAACAATGGATTTAAATGCAATAAAAAAGCGTCTTAGTCAGTTACAGACCACAAATAATCGCACATCCAGTCTTTGGAAACCACAACCAGGAAAAACACAAATAAGAATAGTACCTTATTCATTCAATAAGGATAATCCTTTTATTGAATTATTTTTCCACTATAATCTGAACAATCGTTCTTATCTATCACCAATTTCATTTGGTAGACCAGATCCAATTGAGGAATTTTCTCAAAAGTTGAAGGGTTCTGGTAGTAAAGAAGATTATCAGTTGGCGAAGAAGTTGGAAGCAAAAATGAGAACTTTTGCACCAGTAGTTGTTCGTGGAGAAGAAAGACAAGGCGTTCGTTTTTGGGGTTTTGGTAAAACAGTTTACCAAGAACTACTATCCATAATAGCTGATCCTGATTATGGTGACATTACCGATCCTGTAAATGGTCGTGATGTTGTTGTGGAATTTATCACTGCTGAAGAAAGTGGTGCTAGTTTCCCTAAAACCAATATTAGGGTTAAGCCAAATCAAACTGCAATCTCTGATGATCCAGATGTATTAGAGTTAGTCAAAACACAACAAGAGATTAGTGAAATCTATCAAGAGTTGAGTTATGATGACTTAACAGAAGTACTGAATAATTGGTTGAATCCAAGTGAAGATGAGAAAGAGGAAACTCAAGTATCAACCGCTGACTTGGCTGCCAGTAAAACAGTATCAAATACTTCTGAAGCATTTGACGAACTATTTAATTCGTAAATAATAAACCGATAAGGGGTATTGAAGATTGGGATAAAACCGCTCAATTTAAGCTACCGGACATACCCTTTATTTATTTTGGAGATAAGAATGTCAGTAAATGATATTTTGGCCACAACGCTGGCCGACAGTTTAAATAAAAAATTCAAAGATACTAAAGTTGCCTACTTCTTAGATGGAAGTGATTCAACACCAACCGATATTAAGGACTTTATCTCAACAGGTAGTTCCATGTTGGATTTGGCTATATCAAATAGACCAGATGGTGGAATCGCAGTTGGTAGGATTACAGAAATCAACGGATTAGAATCAAGTGGTAAATCACTACTTGGTGCTCACATACTTGCAGAAACTCAAAAGAAAGATGGTATTGCTGTTTATATAGATACAGAGACATCAGTTTCACAGGATTTCTTGGAAGTATTGGGTGTTGATATGGGTAAAATGTTATATCTACATTTAGAAACCGTAGAGGAAATATTCGAGGCAATTGAAGAAATAGTAACTAAAGTAAGAGAAAGTGATAAAGACCGATTGGTAACAATTATGGTTGATTCACTTGCAGCCGCATCCACTAAGGTGGAGATTGAGGCTGACTTCGAGAAGGATGGTTGGGCTACATCAAAGGCAATCATCATCTCAAAAGCAATGAGAAAGATTACTCAATTGATTGGTAGAGAAAAAATCGCATTAGTATTTACTAATCAACTTAGACAAAAACTTGGTGTAATGTTTGGAGATCCTTGGACAACAAGTGGTGGAAAAGCATTACCATTTCACGCATCTACTCGTATTCGTTTAAAGAATATGGGACAAATCAAAGACTCTAAAAAGAATGTGTTGGGTATGAAGTGTAGGGCTCAAATTGTGAAGAATAGATTAGGACCACCTTTGAGACACGCCGATTATGATATGTACTTTGATAGAGGTATTGATAATTATGGTGCTTGGTTAACAGTATTGAAGGAACACAAACTTATTAAGAGTGGTGGTGCTTGGTATACTTTAACAGACCAGAATGGTAAAGACCATAAGTTTATGTCTAAGGATTGGGAAGATTTGATTACCAGTGATGAGGAGTTAAAAACTCATGTCTACTCAATTATTTGTGATAAGGTAATTCTGAAATACAAGGAAAAACTTGGTATTGATGATGTAGAATTCACAGATGAGGTTATTGGTGACTAAACAAAGATATTTATCTATACTTGAAGAGATAAAAAAATCAGGCGGCAAAATAGATAGTGGCAAACCAAATGACTCGGTTTTATTAATAGACGGGTTAAACACTTTTATTAGGGTGTTTTCTGCAATACCAACTACCAATGAGGATGGTGTCCATGTTGGTGGAATAGTTGGTTTTTTAAGGTCATTAGGTCATGTCATAAGAATGGTAGGACCTACTAGAACTGTCATAGTATTTGATGGTAAAGGTGGGTCCAACCGCCGTAGGAAAATCTTTCCCGATTACAAAAAAGGTAGAAAGATGTCGGTTCGGTTGAATAGAAGTATGGGTGTTTCACTCACAAGAGAAGATGAACATCAAATGATGATTCACCAGTTAAACAGAGTTGTAGAATATTTGGAATGTTTACCAGTAACCGTGGTAAATATGTCTAATATAGAAGCTGACGATGTTATTGGTTATTCTGCAAAGCATGTCTTTACTGATTCACAAAATACCATATTATCAACCGATAAAGATTTTATACAATTGATAGATAAGAATATCAGAGTTTATTCTCCAACCAAAAAGAAGATGTATGATGAGGAAAAGGTCTTAGAAGATTATGGCATAACTTCAAGAAACTTCTTATTATATAGAATATTGGATGGGGATAAGTCAGATGGTATACCTGGTATAAAAGGTGCTGGTTTTAAAACATTGATAAAGATGTTTCCATTTTTTACATCACCACATCAACATTCAATAGATGATTTGTTAAAGAGTGCGACAGTACAAAAGGATAAATTTAAATTGTGTAATGAAATTGCAAATTCAAGAGAACAGTTAGAGTTGAATAAATTACTAATGGATTTAGATGATTTGAACATATCTGGTAATTCAAAATTAAAAATACAAAACATTATGGGACAGCCTATACAGAGATTAATTAAACATAAATTTCAAAAGATGTTTTTGGAAGATAAATTATATACAGCCTTACCTAACTTGAATAGTTGGTTACACACCACTTTCAATAGATTAAACAGGATGGCGGAGAAAACACATGGGAAGAAAGCGTAAATACCATACAGAAGAAGAAAAGAAAAAGGCTCAACGAAAATGGCAAATGGAACACTATATGAGAAATAAAGAAGTGTTGAAGGCCAAAGCCAGAGAACGCTACAGAAAGAAAAAACAACAAGAATTCTATGATAAGAAAATGCAAGATATGTATGGAAACTTGGAATGAATGTTAATTATGATGTCTTAACAAAATTTACAGATGTTGATGAGTTAGATGCAGCTTATCATGAAGTGGTTAATAATTTACAGGAAACTGATATTGAATATGGAATTGATATTATTTTTCAATATTATCGTAAGCATGGATTTCCTTATGTGAGTATTAGAGAAGAAGAGAAGTATGAACACATGAGGAAGTTACAAAAGTTTGATATTGATAGTATCTTTATGAATGATAAAATAATACAAACTATGCATGGATTAAGGTTAGCATGGACTTACTTCCCTCATTGGGTAGATGTACAATGTGGTAATGCAAAATTAACACCTATGAGTGCATTTAAAAATGATGATAAATTTAGGTCGGTTATTAGAAAATGTTGGAAATGGTGTAGTACTAATTACGGAAGTGATGAGAGTTTTAAAAATACATTTCACGAAAATAGATTACGACAATCATTGAAGATTTATACTGGTGTTCAAGCAGTAAGTAACTTTAGACCAACCGCAGCTAAAGTAATATATGAAAACTTTGGTGGAGATGGAGTTATTTGGGATATGTCTTGTGGATGGGGTGGTCGTTTGTTAGGTTTTTTATCCGCTAAAAATACCAAACATTATATCGGCACAGAACCATCCACAAAGACCTTTGATGGTTTGTTGAAAATAAAAAAAGATTTTGCTTATTTGGGAAAAAAAGTTGATATATATTGTAAAGGAAGTGAAGTATTCAAACCAAAAAAAGAATCACTCGATTTATGTTTTACTTCACCACCATATTTCGATACCGAAAAATATGCACACGAAGATACACAGAGTTTTATGAAGTACCCAACTCAAACAAAATGGGTAAATGGATTTTTAAGAAAAACAATTCAAAATTGTTATAATGGATTAAAAAATAATTGTTATATGTTAATCAATATCGCTAATACACCAAAATATAAATTCATAGAAGAAGAAACCGTAAAGATTTCTAAAGAGTTGGGATTTACCCAAGAAGAAACCGTTCAACTAACCTTATCAAGTGTCATGGGAGCAGGATACAAGTATGAGCCAATATTCGTTTTTAAAAAATGAGTGAGTCATTAGTACAATATGGAACATCGTTTCAAAGTAAACTGATAGTAAGTTTAATGATGGATGTAAAATATACTACAACCATTATTGATATATTAGATGTCAGTTATTTTGATTCTGATGCGAATAAGTTTTTAGTAAAGTCGATAAAAGATTATTTTCTAAAGTATAAATCTCCACCAACCATTGAGGCCTTGAAAGTAATGATTGATGATGTTCAAGCAGATGTATTGAAAACCGCAATCGTGGATTCATTACGACAAGTGTGGACACATAGAGAATCACCAGACTTAGAGTTTGTCAAAGAGAAATCATTAGAGTTCTGTAAAAACCAAGTTATGAAGAATGCAATCATGCAATCAGTTGATTTATTGGAACAACAAAATTACGATGAGATAAAATCTATGATTGATGGTGCTATGAATGCTGGTGTGGAAAGAGATATAGGACATGAATATATTACAGGATTAGAGGAAAGATTATCTAAACAAACCAGAGTAACACAACCTACCAAATGGGATAGTGTAAATGAACTGATGGATGGTGGTTTGGCTGGTGGTGAGCTAGGAGTTATAGTTGCTCCAGCAGGTATTGGTAAGAGTTGGACATTACAGGCCTTGGGTACAGAGGCAATTAGACAAGGTAAAACCGTAATATATTACACATTAGAATTGAATGCACAATATGTTGGATTACGATATGATACGATTATTAGTGGACAACCAACCGGCAATCTGCAATACTATAAAGAAGAAGTAATGAAGGCTATCGGTCAACTAAAAGGTAATTTGATTATCAAATATTACCCAACAAGAACCGCTAGTGTAACTACATTAATAGGTCATTTACAACAATGTGAAATGCAGGGTATAAAACCTGATATGGTATTGGTAGATTATGCTGACATTATGAAATCAACATCCAAGTTTACAGAAAAACGACATCAAATAGGTCATGTGTATGAAGAGTTACGAGGTATGGCTGGTGAGTTTGATATACCAATATGGACAGCTTCACAGGCTAATCGTTCAGCATTAGAAGAGGATGTGATTGGTGCTGAGAAAGTATCAGAAGATTACTCAAAAGTCATGACTGCAGATTTTGTAATGAGTATGAGTCGTAAAGTAGAAGATAAGATTGCAAACACAGGTAGATTTCATGTAATTAAAAATAGATTTGGTCCTGAT